TCAACATCCTTCATAGATTTTACATCAACATCTATATGACATTGATCAATTATTAATGATTCTTCCGTAAAAACTGTTGGTCTAGTATTTTGATATTTTTGTAAATCATCATCTGATACAGGTATTTGTATTTCATTATCAGAAGGTGTATCATGTCCATATGGATCTATATGGACATCAGTATTTAACACCGGATCTTTACTATTTAAAATACATTTCACAAGAATATTAAAAGAATTTTTAAAAGAAGTTATTTTTAAAGCTGACATATATTGATTATATCTGATTCTATTTATATTTATTTATAAATACTAATGACCTTAAATAGTCTTAAATAGTCTTAAATACATCAACTAAAAATTGAATAATATAAATGATTAACAGATGAAATGAAAATATATATGACAGATACTAAAAGTAATACTATAAACTACAATTCATATTTTGCAGGATGTTTGAGTGGTATATCGCAAACTATTGTTGGTCATCCATTGGATACTATAAAGGTATGGTCTCAAAATGGACAATTATCAAATGAATTAAAAAAAGTCAATATGAGATCATTGTATTCAGGTGTATCTTATCCACTTATAGCATCTGGATTTTTAAATAGTGTTAGTTTCGGAGTAGCTAATACCGCTAAAAATCATGGATATAATCATTTGGAATCCGGTATAATATCTGGATTTGTAGCTGGATTACTTACGGCACCGATTGAATACCTTAAAATTCAAAATCAAACTCATCATTTTAAATTTATACAAAGTATGAGAACTTTAAAATTATCTAGATTAGCATTAGGAACAACAGTTATGAGAGAATCTATTGGATATGGACTTTATTTTCCAATGTATTATGAATTAAAAGATAAAACAGGTAGTTTTGTTGCAGGTGGTATAGCTGGTATTACTAGCTGGACTTTTACATATCCGTTAGACACGATTAAAACTAGATTACAATCCGGAGATTATCCAAATATTATGACAAGCATTAAGACAGGTAAAATATGGAAAGGATATTTACCATGTATTGCTAGAGCAGGTCTAGTAAATGCAGTTGGGTGGATTGTTTATGAAAAAATTTTACATCAGACAACATAAACATTCAAAAAAGAATTTTATAAAGATGGTATGTATTCCCATTTAACCTCTAGACATATATTATTCCAAATAACATCATTTTTTATAATACCAGTTGTATTTTTGAAATAATTCAATTGTTTGGTATATTCATCTAGTTGTAGAAGTTGATAAAACTTAAATAAAACATAGTCAAAGGAGAAAAACATATTTACATCATTTGGTTTTACTTTTATAAAAGCAGAATATACTAGATTAATCATATCCATTAATGTTTTTTCTTTTTCCAGATTAATCGAAATGATTTCAGATGGAAGAATATTTGTATCTTTAATAAAATGATTAAACTGTAGAATTATTAAGGGAATAAATGGTGGGGGTTCTGGAAATAAATAGTCATATATATATTTATAAAAACTAAACATATTTATTTTTATTATAAGTAATAGAAACAAATCAAAAAAAATACGAATGTATTTTTTCAGACACAATATCAACGACAAGCTATAATTTCGAATTATGTTGTTGAACACTAAATAATAAAAAGAAAATGTAGTAAAAGAGTATTAAACTGAGGGTATATATTCCCATCCGAGATCGATACATATTTTTTCCCAAATAATATCTTGTTGATGTAGTTTATCACGGCTCTTAAGGAGATTCAGATAAGGTAAATGTTCATCTAGTTCAAGTAATTCAAAAAATTTGTAGAGAATATATGAATAGGATAAGAAATTACGCCTATCTATCGGACAATATTTAGCAAATGGTATTTGAATATCATTAAACATATCAATTAATCTTTTACGTGTTTTACTATCAATCGTGGGTGGTTTCAATCCGGTCAGTTGATAAATAATAAAAGGGATATGTTCATAATATCTGTTTTGATCAATCTTTTTGAGAATTGTTCTTAATTTAGCATTAGTAAGATCAGATGGATCTTTTATTCTATTTTTATCTAACTCTTGTAATATTTCTATATAAACGTCTTCTGGGATTTCTGTTGTTTCTCTTCCTTGATATTGTGATAAAACTTCTATAAAGTGATTTCTACGTTTATAAGCAAAATTGGTCATTTCCTTAGGAGCATCTCTATATGATGGTTTATCAGAATCTATTAGGATAAAATCAACAAAGAAACATTTTGGACATACTAGTTTTCCTTCGTTTTGATATAGTTCTCTATCAGTTTCACAATAGGGACATTCATCATTTTCGGATATTTTTATTTCATCTTCTGGAATAAATTCATTATTAAGTTTGCACATAACATAATTATAAATATCCATTTTGGACATGTTTTCCCTAGGTGTAATTTTATTAGAAGGTGTTGTAGAAATATTTGATGATGAAGTGGTAAAAACGTTTGATGTTGTCTGATCTTGTTCAGTTTCATCATCGTCTTGATCGGTTTGTTCTGGTATTTTATCTTTGTGTTGATCAAAAATATCATAGATAGTTTTGACTTTTCCAGGTTTTTTCTTTTTTTGTTTTTGAGGTGTTGTGGGAGATTCAGTTGTTTGATGATTATCTCTATGAATATAGTATTGAGACATTGCATGCCCTACACGTAATATATATTCTTCTTCGGGTTCGTTATTTTCAATAGTTTTAATTTCGTTTTCTAGTTGCACAATATTTAATTCTATACCTCTTTTTTGATCCATTAATTCAAATCTGGCTGAATAGTCATCTCTGAGACGAACTGCTTCATTATCTAGTTTTTTAATCTGATCTTTTAATTTTTGAATTTCTTTTTTTTTATTAGGAATTGATTTACGCATTTGTTGAAAGTTTTTAACATGTGTTTGGTGTATTGCGTCCAAAGTCAATGGTTGATCTTGAGAGATTTTTGTCTTTGTTCGGACCTTAACTGTCATATCTTTTTGGTAAAGATGTATAAGAGGTTATTTTAACAAGTTTGAATAAAACTTTATATTTGATTCATTATGAAATTTAAATTAAATCTGAAAAAATTAATTTGAACGCACTGAAATGGTTTTAATAATTTTTTAATTACCATTACAAACATTTATATACCAATCACGGATAGCTCTGACACAATTTCTTAATAATGATACATCACCATAAACTTCGGTTGGATCATTTGCCAATGTTGTTTTTTGATCAGGTGTAAGAGCACCCTGTATACTGGCAGTTGGGTTTAGAGCGCAGTTATTAGGAGCATTTTTCATATCGATCGATGCTGGAGAATTGCATGAACTGTACTTGATAATATCAACATCTATAGTTAAAGTTCCAGAGGATTTTAACGCTGAATCATAATATACAAATGCACCTGTTTTGCCCTTGCCCCCAGTGTCAATAATGTTTAAAATTTCATTGTCTTTTTTTGGATCTGCGTCATTGATCTCTGTAGAGATCGCTTCTCCTTGATATAATTTGTAATCTACATTAATTTTTCCACTAAGATTAGTAATATTTCTATGAAGTAAATAACAATTAAGCATGACGCAAATACCTTTATCTTCGTGATAGTATTGGGGTGTTTTAAAGTTTGCGGTTAATACTTTTTGATCAACTAAACTTTCTAATAAATATTTATCCCCCTTTTCATTATATAATCTTCGTGTATTATTTTTAATATAACTTGACATTTGGGGAACCTCTTGTGATTCATATAGTATTGACATTAAATATCTATCATAAGAATTTTTCAAAAATGTCATTGAATTTATTAAATTCTTTCCATCACTTGACTCTTTTATTTTAAATTTGGTATTGGTTACGTTAGAAATATATTGATTGTTTGATAAGAGCGGACGAGCTACATTAAATATATTAATTTTTGATTCGGGTACCATAACAGCTACACAATCGGAATTCATACTATTAAACACATTTTTGTTAAACATCGTGTTAATATTTTTATATGGTTTTTTTTTTGCATATGAATCAAGGGTTAATAAATCATGATGTTTTCTTTTTAACACATGTGTAGCTTTCTTAACTATATTACCCGCTAATGCAGGTGTATCTTTATTAAATTTCAATCTGACACCCCAATTCAATTCATCTTTTTCAAGTACTTTTTCCTTCATATCATCAGTACAGTAAAAATGAATTTGGTATGAATCTGGTGTTTCCTCAAAAAATAAAATAAATGGGCAATCTGGAACATAAAACAAACTCGGTAAATTTCCAAATGTATCTGTAAATTTTGCTTTTGCTTTGATAAGCACATCTGGATTATTTCGAGAAGTATTAAAATAGTTATCATCATTTGTCAAAAGGTTATTATCATTATATGAATTGATGGATTTAATATCAGCATTATTGTTTATGTAAGTATTTTGATCTTTTTTATCAAGTGAATATGTGAAATTTATTCTATTTTTCTCTGTATCACTAACATCATCAAAATTCTTTGATTCGATTGTATTTATTTTAGGAGCACCAGCTAAACTTGGTTCTTTCGTATTTTCTTGAATTACATCTTTATAAAAAGCATTAAAAATACTTGGTGAATAGTTTGTATATATATCTTTATAGGTTCCTGATAATCCCTGATGTAGTTTTGTATGTGAATAATCCTCATGAAATAGATGTAAAATCACACTATAATACGGAATTTTATCTCCGCTGTCTGGTTCAAATCCTTTCCAATATGGCTCATCTAATGAACTTCCTTCTAAATTCAATAAAAACATCACATTTTTATTTTTAGTAGTTTTATAGTCATTAACAGCTTTTCTAAAACTATCTGATGAATAATATTGAAGCATTACCAAATCATATAGTAAAGATTGTTTTGATAATTTACTAACTTCATCAACAAATGTATCTTTAATTTTTAATTTTTTCAAATAATCATCAATAGTAATATTTTCATCCCTCCCAGTAATGATCCAATCCCATACATTCATTTCTTTAGTTTTAAGCACAGCATTATTAACAATGTTATTAAAAGTGTCATTAAATTTCACTTTATCAGCATCCAATGTAGATTTAATTGAATCATCATTCAATTCTTTCAATCCTTTAACACTAATTGATTGAAAACCTCTAACCAAATATTGAATATCTTGATCAGTTATGAAATCCAAATTGGGGTTGATAAATGGAGATCCATCATCTTTCATTAGATAAGGCAATAGTGAAATCATAGGTATCAATAGTAATTTTAGTGATTGATATAAACTTTCGATTGTGTGAAATTGATAATGATGAATACCATTTTTCCATGTATGCTCTAAAGAATCAATAAATGTTGATGTCAAAGGATCATGATAATCATTACCTTGTTGTCCAGCATTATAAAGTTGATTAAAGATCGCTGGTTTAGTCATTAAACCAGAACCATTTGTAGGTGGTGTTGTTGTTGGGTTAGTTATAGGATAAAAAGCATCTTTCTTTATTGTTGCTAAATTCGCATTAACTATTACATTGAGACCTCTTCTGATTAATTTGACTAAAAAATCAAAATTACTTTTATCTTTTTGCGGAGGATGTGGGGGTGTGCTAGCTGGTAAAGTTATATTCGAGTCTAAATCATATGTGCCATTTGGTAATTTTTTTAGTTTAATGTATCCATGGTTTGTGGCATGGTTTGTTGTGGTATTTTCAATAATATCATTCGTGCATTTACATAATTTATCTCCTATATAATAGCTTAAAAATCTTACTAATATTTTTTCAACAAAACATATAGGACTAACTGTTAAATCTAATGGATATTGTGGGCTTAAAGCAACAGATTTCGTTGAGTCTGGATATTTACTATTTGTAATGTTTCCATCATTTTTAATTCCAGTTGGGATGACAATAGCAACGGTGTTAATATAATATTTATCCTCAAGTGCTTTGCGTTCTTTAGCTTCTTCTGCTTCTCTTTTCTGAAGTTCTTTTAGAAGTTTTTCTCTATCAGCACTTGGTGTATCATATTTTTTAGTAATATCAGATGAAACCATATCTCTGATATGAACTTTAGCCAAATCGCTGTATTTAATTTCTTCTGGTGGATTTAGTATGGATACCATTGTAGATTTTAGGGGTTGTAGTTGTGGTTTTAAGACTTGATAGATTTCTTGTGGAATGTAAAAAATTTCACCACCTCCAGGTAATGTGTTTGAGAACTGTGCATTTCTAACAATTTGAGCAACAAAATGTTCAATATAAGGGAACTTATAAGCGTTTTCTGTAATAATATTAAGTTCATTGACTCTTACGGTATGACCTTCTACATTATTTAACTGAAAATTTTGATTTTGACGTGATATCATCTCTGAAATAGCTCTTGAATTCAGGGTCTCATGATTATCCCTAGGTTGTCTTTGTTCTCTCGGTTCTCTCGGTTCTCTTTGCTGTTGTTGCTGTTGCGGTTGTTGTTGTGCTCCAGGTGTTCCTCCAGGTGTTCCTCCAGGTGTTCCAGGTGTTCCTCCAGGTGTTCCAGGTGTTCCTCCAGGTGTTCCAGGTGTTCCTGATGCTCCAGGTGTTCCTGATGCTCCAGGTGTTCCTCCAGGTGTTCCAGGTACTAATGATTTTGAAAATGATGACATTGTTTAATTATATTATGTGTTATGTGTTTTATTTTATTATTTACTTAAGATTTTTATTTTAGGATTCGTTGCTTACGTTTAAAATAAAAAATGAAAACCCTAAGGAAATGTAAAATTTAAAATTTCCGATGTGATTTTTTAATTTTTGGTGTGAAAAATATTTTTAAAAAAAGCAATAATGTGGGAGATTTTTGTGTGTTAAAAAAAAAAGTTGAAATAAAAAAGGTGTGCGTGAAAAAAGAAAAAAGTGTGAAATTTTTTTCTTTGTGTAATGTATAATTCACAGAACAATATAATATGTCTGGAGGTTTAATGCAATTGGTCGCTTATGGCGCACAGGACATTTACTTGACTGGTAATGCCCAAATTACCTTTTTCAAGGTTGTCTATCGTCGTCATACAAATTTCTCAATGGAATCCATTGAACAAACATTCAGTGGTGCCGCTGATTTCGGTAAGAAGGTTACGGCAACTGTTTCTCGTAATGGTGATTTAATTCACCGTGTGTATCTTCAGGTAACACTTCCTCAAGTCCACACAACTGCCTCTACAGCTTCTTTCCGTTGGTTGAACTGGCTCGGACACGTTCTTATCAAGAACGTTGAAGTTGAAATTGGTGGTCAAAAGATTGACAAACACTACGGTGATTGGCTCCACATCTGGAACGAATTGACTCAAACCCCTGGTCATCAAGCTGGTTATGCTAACATGGTCGGCAACGTGCCTCGTTTGACTCAAGTCATTTCTGGTAATGCCGGAAGCCCAAGTGCTGATACTTGTGATAACACTGCTTGTATCCCCCAAACTACATTGTTTGTGCCACTTCAATTCTGGTTCTGTCGCAACCCTGGTTTGGCTCTTCCTTTGATTGCTCTTCAATACCATGAAGTCAAGATCCATCTTGAATTCCGTGATGTTTTAGATTGTATCTGGAAGAACGGTACTGTCACCAACCCCAGTTTAGTGTCTGCTTCCCTCTGGGTTGATTACATTTACTTGGATACTGATGAACGTCGTCGTTTTGCCCAAGTTTCTCACGAATATTTGATTGAACAACTTCAATTCACTGGTGATGAATCTGTTACATCTGCAAGCAACAAGATTAAGTTGAACTTCAACCACCCCGTTAAGGAATTAGTGTGGGTTGTCCAACCTGACTCTAACACCAACAGAACTGCTACTGATGCCGTTGGTGGTCCTCAATGGTTCAACTACACTGACCGTGTTGATGAAACCTACTTCTCTGGTACTCCTCAAGATCCTCTTGGTGGTGGTATGGGTAGTGCTGCTGCTCTAGTTGGCAACTTCCCCTACTCTCTCCCAATGACTGGTGGTGCCCGTGAAAATCCATCTTCACCAAGTGGTCTTCAAAACTTATTGAACCTTGCCAACTCTGGTGATGGTTCTCAATCTTCTAACGCTGGTATTTCTAATGCCACTGGTATTGACGGATTAAACTTTGGTGATTTATTGAATGCTGGCACTAGTTCAACTGCCTGGAGAGCTGGTCTCCGTGTGTTCGACAAGGGTCAAAACCCAGTCAGCACTGCTAAACTCCAATTGAACGGTCATGACAGAATGGCTGAACGTGAAGGTCGCTACTTCAACTTGGTGCAACCCTACCAACACCACGAGAACGTCCCTGCTACTGGTATTAACGTGTACTCCTTTGCTCTCAAGCCCGAGGAACACCAACCAAGTGGCACTTGCAACTTCTCCAGAATTGACAACGCTACACTCCACCTAACCCTAACTGCTAATACAGTTAAAAATTCTAGAGCAGCAAAGGTGCGAGTCTATGCAGTCAATTACAATGTCCTCAGAATCATGAGCGGGATGGGGGGTCTCGCCTATAGCAATTAAGCTTTTCAAGCAAATTGCTAGATATGATACTCATACTATTTTTAAAATTTTAATATGGATTCTCTAGGTCATTAAGACCATATTATATATAACGTTTTTCCATTACTTAAAAAATTGAATATATATCCCGATATATATTAAAAATATCATTAACTTCTCTAATTATGTCTTCTGACTTTGATTATTCAAATGTATCATTACCTGATATTGATTATTTATCTCAATATCCCAAATCTAATTTAAAAGGTCTTTTTAAAAGTTCCATAGATAACAAAGATTATGTCATTTTATTTTTCCCAAAAGGAACTAGCTATTTTCATGTTGTTATAGATAATAGTGATTTATTAAAAGTGTTGCAATATAAATGGTTTTATAAAAATGGTTATGTTGGGACAGATTATTATGATGAACCCAATAAACCCAAAAATAATCAAAAAAGAAAATCCCTATATTTACATAATTTAATAAATAATACCTATCTAAGTATTAATCATATTAATGGATGTAAAATGGATAATCGCAATGCTAATTTGATAAACGGATCTTCTGATCAAATTGTTTTACAAGATAAAATTAAAAATACTAATTTACCAGATAATGCTGATATAAAAGCTGACGATATCCCTAGATATATATCTTTTAATAAGGAAACTGGTGGTAGAGGTAATTATTTCACAGTTG